GTGTTAGATCCAGAAGTATTTGTTTGTGTAGAACCTGCGTGTGCTGGTCCACCACAAAAAGTTAAAAGGCATAGTAATATAATTAATGTTCCTGTTACGTAATAATTCATAAATTTATCAATCATATTTTACTTCATTCTCATAAGAAATGTCATTTCCATGGTCTTTTTCTTTTTTGTAAGTTCTTTTACATGTGCAATTATCACATGTGCATAAATCTCCATCATAATGATGACCATGCAAATTTTCACTACAATGGCAATCACAATGGCAATTTTTACATTTAGTCATTTTTCTTTTCCTCAATCTCGTAAAAAAATTTATCGGTATCTTCTGTTCTCCACTTACGAGTATCTTCAACATTCCATTCTGAAGTCTGCACTTTCCAGTCAGGAATTTCGTCCTTAACTGTAAATGAAGGTATGTCCCAAATTAATCTATTGTTTGGCTGTGCCGCATAGTTGCCGTCATCTAACGCCAATATATGAGCGCACTTGTGTTCGTGCGGTATTTCAGAATGATCTGTATCTACTATATTACTCTCTGGATGTGCAAAGTCAACTGTGAAAAGATAAGCACCGTAATGCCATTTTTTATCTTTACCAATATATTTACCGGATTGTCCGTCTAAGATGTCGTAAGAAGTAATAGCAGGATAATAACTAAAGCAATTCCAAAGCTCCAACTCATCAAGTCGACGCCCAGGTACTTCTTTCGGGTTAAAACCTCTTTGTATAAACGCAGAAATTGGCAACCTATAAAAGATTGCACCATTTTCCATAATTGCATGAAAGAGTATAGGGCGCCCTGTAATTGATGATAGGCCAAATATAATGCAGTCTTCCACTTCTCCATGATGTTTTTTAAGATCGTAGAGATATTCTCTCCTGATCTGTGCGTAAGTCACAGGAATGTTTGCATTTAAATAGGCCATGCATAAATTAGTTTACTAAAATTATAATTATAACTATTGCAACAGCTACGCCAATCTGTACTTTTCTATCAGATTTAACTCTTGCAATTATATTGTTTACTATTTCCATAGTTTCCTCCTAGGTTAATCGTAAATATCTCCCCAATTCTCTCCAGACTCATAGTCAACTTTGTTAGGGATTTTTAATTTAACAGCATTCTCCATAATATCAATAATTTTTTTAGCCTGCAACTCTGATTCTACAGAAATATCAAGTTCGTCATGTATTTGTATGTGCGGTACAATACCTTCTCTATATAAATCTAACATAGACTGTTTAGTCATATCTGCTGCTGACCCTTGTATTAATTTATTTAATGCTTTGTAAGTAAAAGCCCTTCTTATGTTTGGTTTTGTGGCTTTAGGATATTTTTCAAAATATGCTGCTTCTGCATCTGCTTTACTCATAGGTGGTTTAAAATTACCGTTGTTCCATTCCGCTATTTCCCATTTATCAAACCTACATTTTCTACCACCAAATGTTTTAATGTAGCCGAATGCAGAACCATCTCTTGATATTGCATCCATCAAATCTTTTACAAAAGGAACACTGTCATGATATTTATTAAATAATTTTGTTGCCTCGTCTTTTGTAGACAAACCTAATTCTGCTTGTAACTTTGCTTTACCCATACCATAAAACAATCCAAGGTTAATTGTCTTAGCTTGCGTTCTAGATATATTAGCCATATCTGCAACAGTTTGATGGAAGTCTACAGCATTGTTTTGAAATCTTTCTACTATTTCTGTAACTTCTTCATCACCCTTAAATTTTGTAGCTGCGTAATGCACAACTAATCTTGGCTCTTGCTGTGAGTAATCAAAGCATCCCCACTTATGATTATTCTCTGGTATAAACAATGATCTAATCATAGGTCCTAGCTGCTTGTTTCTCGCTGGTATTTGTTGGAGATTAGGATTAGAGTATGAAAATCTACCAGTCACTGTGCCTCCACTATCACCTCTAATAGGATTAATATCTGCATGTATTCTACCTTTATATTGATATTTAATAATTGTATCAATAAATGTTGTATGCGCCTTGTTTATTTCTCTAGCTTTTGCTATACATTGTACCAACGGGTGTTTATGCACTTGTAAGAAATTTTTAGTAAAGGAAGGTGCTTGTGTTTTTGCAGTTCTGTTATAAGGCAGGGAAAGCTTGTCAAAAACTTTGGCAATCGATCTTGCTGCCCATATTTGGACATCTTCTCCTGTTTCTTTTTTTACTTTTAACAACAACTGCTTTTCTTCTTCTGATAATTTGGACTTTAATAAGTGCGCCCTTTCTACGTCTACTCGAACGCCCTTAAATTTCATATCAATTAAACATGGAAATAGTTGAGTTTCTAAATCAAAAACTTTTGTAAGATCTTGTGATTTAATCTCAAGAGATAATTTTTTAAATAATTCTAATGTTAACTCTGCATCTTTTTCAGCATATGATCCAACATACATAGCAGGTAGTTTCCACAATTCTGCTTTAGCATCAATACCTGCCTTATCCGCTGCAGTTTTTAAAGCTGTTTCATCTTTAATTTGTCCAAGATAGTCTATCGATAAACTATTAAGTGAATACCATAATCTATTTTCGTCAACCAATGATGCCATAACCATTGTATCAACAATATGGCCATTTATTTGAACTCCATATGCTCTCAGCCAGCACACATCATACATTGCATTGTGAAATAATTTGACACAAGGTAGGGCACATACATCTTTTATCCAATTCATAACCGCAGACTCATCAAAAAAATTTCCTTCTTTATGCCCAAAAGAATAATAACCAGACCATCCCTCTACAGCTACTGCAATTCCTATAATTTCTCCTTCATTAACTAATGCACCGGATCCTTTAGATTTTAAACCTGGATCTCTTGTTTCTAAATCAATTGCTATGTATTTATGGCCTTTAAGATCAGGAAAAGATTCTGGACTTATCCATTCAGTCTGTGCTTCAAACATTAACTATAATCTCTTTCTAATATCATCTCTAAATAGTGTATTGCCTTTTTTATATCGTCTGCTTTACCTTTATTTTGATGTCTACAAATATACTTTATAGCGTTGCCTTCTGCAAAAAGCAACTTGTTTTCATTTATAAACTCTGCCGGTTGGATTTTCATGTTTCGATAATGTTTCCCTCCTATCTGTTTGTCTAATGATTCGTAAGTTATTCCTTTAAACATATCTTTGTTTGTCATACTATTGGTCCTCCTATCGTGTAATAATAATCTGATGTTGGTTGTATTATGTATAAATTTTCTTTTGCTCTTGTTGTACCTACATAAAATAATCTATGTTCTACATCTTGATTTTCATAAGCACTACGATAAATAAATTCATCTTGACCCTCAACACCATAGTCCGTAAATAAACATACGTTATCGCACTCTTTACCTTTTGATCCATGTAAAGTTAGTAATTGTATTTTTGATTTTTCCATTAATGTATCCCCTCTCTCTAGTAATGTTTGCATATATTCTTTCGTATCTTCTGGAAAATGTAATTGTTTCCAATCACCATCTATTAGTAAACCATGTTCACTTTTTAATTTTTCTAAATCAACACTCGTTTCACGTTGTATAGTTTTACCATCTGAGTAACCTCTACGTACGTGTCCTTTTTTTACTAATAAATAATCATAAAGTCTTTCAGCTTCTTCAGGAGAAACTGAAGCACCTTGATTTAATCTTGTCCAAACTTGATAAGCTTCTAATATAGAATTAGGTAAATATTTATTTGCTTTACCTGTAAATCTTACACCTAAAAAATAAAAGTGTTCTGATATATTTTCTAATAGTTTATTTGTTCTAGCTAATATCATCCAATTACCTTTAGAAAAATCTATTTCATCTAAGGTATGATTAGGATAAACCATTCCTTCTGCATCTCTTGGTATCCATTTTTTATCTATTCTACTTGTAAGCTGATTTAATATTTTAATTGCTTCTTGATGCACAGCTTTAGGCACACGACGAGATACTTCTTGATCATCTCTCTCACCTTCTTGTTTCATAAAACAATTAGGATCTGCTCCTTGAAACCCATAAATAGTTTGATCATCATCTCCTGCCATGTAGGCTCTCTTACAATTAGATTTTATGTAATCAAAACATTTCCATTGATGTGGACTTAAATCTTGGGCTTCATCGAGGAAGACAGCATCGAGTGGAGGACATCTTTCTTCCTCGACAAACTTATTAATCATATCATAGAATTCGATCATCTTAGATCCTTCTTTGTATGATTTTAAATCTGTTTCTAATTGTATTGTTGTATCTACATCCACATCATGGTGTTTTTGTAATTCAACAGCAGCATCTTCTATAGAAATTAATTTAGACCTTGAATATTGTATTATTTCTAAATGTTTATTTTTATACATTGGATTACCTGCCGCATCAGGTTTTGTTTCAAAAGATATGTTCTTCCATTCTGGATACTCTTGTTTAAATCTATTCCATTTTTTATCTTTAAGTAAATGAATATTTGTATCTATATCACATTCATTTTTACCCATTTTATGCATGGTAGATATATGTTTTAATTTTTTATCAGGAAATAATTCTAAAATTCTTTCTTCTGCTTCTTCTGCCGCAGCCTTACTAAATGTAATATATACTATTTTTTCAGGATCAGTGGTGTAGTCGTTTAATTCTTTTTTTAAATAATGGTTTACTAGTCTATATGTCTTACCAGTACCAGGTGGTCCCATTATTTTTTTCACTATAGCCATGGTGATTTTTCTATTTTAGTTGTTCTTGGGTTTGGTCTTTCTAATTTAATAGTAGGCATCTTTAATAATCTAATTGTTTTTGTACCTACTTTAGGTAATGTTTCTTCTGCTTCAAATAAAGATTGTAGCAACCTCATTGTTTTTTGTTTAGGATAAGTTTTTTCTGCCCACGATTTTGTCCTTAATAAAAACTTCCAAAAGTCTTTAAATTTAAAATATGTAAAGCCATCAGTATCTGTAAATGCAATACCTCGCATAACGTCTTTTAATTCTTTACCTGGAGTTTTATTTATATAATCTGCTAATATTTCTTTTAACTGCACGTCTAGCTTAGATGATTCTGGTGCAGGTATTGTTTCTAAATTTGCAAATAATTTTATTAATAATCTACGCCACATATGTTTTGGTACAGGCATCATTGGTTTACCTATTTGATTCATACAAGCTAGTGAAAATTTTTCAGGGTCATGTAGTG